TGACGATGTCTGCAGGAGCGACAATCAACGGGTCGGGACTTGCTGTAAATGGTTCAGGAGGTATACTTGTAACAGATGTAGCTGGTATAACATCAGCTGGTGGGCCAGTATCAGGAACAGCATTAAGCACAACTGGAGGACTCCTTGTTTCTGGAACCTCCATTCTTGGTGAAATCGACTCAGCAGGGCCAGCAGACATCGCTGACACGCTTACACTGAGCAAAGCCACTGGAACAGGCCTGCAGGTTGACGCTGACGCGAATGTTGATGGCGTCCTGTACACTAAAGAAATAAGACCTCAGTCACTGTCTACGTTGAGCATAAAAAATGCTGGAGGAGCCGTCTGCGCAACTGTAGATATTCTTGGTAATTTTAACATACCTAACACAGGAAAATTCAGAATCCTTTCATCACCACCTGCTTCTGCAGGAGATACTGGAAACACAGGGGAGATCGCTGTTGATGCCGATTTTATTTACGTATGCACCGCTTCTAACACTTGGAAGCGCTCAGCAATAGCAACTTGGTAATGGACATCAGAAAACTATCAATAGGAGCAGACTACAAGAATGCGATGCACTACATAGTGGGTCAGTCAGTGCTTGGAGGTGAGTTTGAAATAAACCTAATCAAGTTTTATGAAGAATCAGACTCATACAAGATATGGATCTCAAACGAGAAAGAGACCATTCTATGGAAGGAGTTCAAGGGAATGCCAATTTCAATCGAGTTCAACATAAACTTCTAAAATGAAATCCCCATACATGTTCATCGTGCGCCCCGAGGATGGGAAGCGTTACGCGAACGAAAAAGATGGACTCATAGTCAGTACGTCTCAGGAAGATCACCGATTCTCAAACAGGGTCGGAATAGTGGTCGAGACACCCATCAACTATGACGGCCCAATACAGGTCGGAAGCAAACTCCTTGTTCACCACAACGTGTTCAAGTTCTACTACGATATGAAGGGAAGACAGAAGAGTGGGAGGAGCTTCTTCAAGGACGACCTGTTCTTTGTAGATCACATGCAGTTCTTCATGTACAACAATGGAGACGGATGGAAGGCGCACGACAAGTACTGCTTCGTCAAACCTTCTGACAAGAAGGAGTCGATCATATTCAAGAACACATCGGAGGAGCCTTTGATCGGAACTATCCGATACATAAACGATCAACTTGAAGAGCTTGGTCTAAAAGAAGGTGATGAGATCTCGTACAAGCCAGACAGCGACTATGAGTTCACAGTTGATGGAGAGAAACTGTATCGAATGTTCACGGACAACATAACGCTCTCGCTATGATCTACTTCAAAGACGATTTCCTTGATAACGGTGACTACAACAAGCTCTCACTTGAGCTAAGTGATAGTGACTTCGAGGAGATGGTGGTTGGCGGTAAGTCGTTCTATGTTGTCTCATCAAACAGCTTCATAGATCATGTGATACTATCAAAGCTTGAGAGGATAGAAGGTAGGAAACTCACGAATATTCTGAGCTTCTTCAGAATGTCAAGCGAGAACCTTGATACTGACTGGAGAATACACTCAGACCAGAAGATAAACGGTGAGCAACCAGACAGGGCCGTGGTTCTGTTCATGTCGCCATCGTACTCAGATATTGAGCTACACGGAACAGCGTTCTGGGAGCACGAGAAGTACGGCCATGAACTTCCTAATGTATCAAACAGTGAGTTCGACAAGGTACTAATAGAGGACGCGAACGATACGTGCAAATGGAAACTGAACAGCGTTGTAGGGCACAGGGAGAACAGACTCGTATCTTACCCAGCGTCATACTTCCATAGTAAATATCCGAACAAGAGCTGGAAAGAGAGAAGGATAGTATTCGTAATGTTTTACAAGCATGGGAAAGAGCAATAGATACACTGGAGATAAATCAAGGCCAAGAGTCAAATACAAAAGAGATGGATTCAAAAAAAGTAAAGGAGGACATCATCAAAGCTGGGGAGATAGCGGTGAAGCAGCTTATAAAGGTCGCAAAGGAAGACATCATAAAAGTGGACGCGGAGGACGAGATAGCAGCTGACAGACTGAAGAACGCAGCGGCTACAAAGAAACTCGCCATATTCGATGCCTTTGACATAATGAAGCGTATTGAAGAGGAAAAGGAGAAGCTCAACGAGGAGCCATCAGTAAAGAACGACAAGAAAGAAAGTGGAGGTTTCGCAGAAAGAAGATCAAGAAAGTAAGATCTACGAGGTCGTCAACGATCGCGTACCGAACACTGTCCGTTCAAAAAAGAACAAGGCAATGTCTTGGAAGTATGGTTATGATGAGAAGTACGACATCATTGTCATCTCCAAGGATGGAACAATAGGAGACATATACCTCATCTCAGGCATCTATATCGCCCTTCCAAAACAACCAAAGGGAGTATACTCAAGAAGCAGTAAACATGCTGAACAGTACTGGGAGCCGCACGAGCAACCGCAGGCGCTCACTAGAATAAAGAACATCTTCCAATGGAACGAGATGTCGTCCGAGTTTAAGAGCAAGTGGGTCGACTTCATCGAGACTGAGTTTGACAGAAGGGACGAGGGCTTCTGGTTCTACAACAACGGTAAGGCCACCTACATTACGGGGTCGCACTATACCTACCTTCAGCACTCAAAGATAGACATCGGCCTTCCTGACTTCAGAGAGGCCAACAGGGTATTCTATATATTCTGGGAAGCATGCAAGGCAGATCCGAGATGCTACGGGATGTCATACCTGAAGATCAGACGTTCAGGATTCTCTTTCATGGCCTCATCAGAGGGAGTGAACACAGCAACACTCGCAAAAGACTCAAGGGTAGGTATACTATCGAAGACAGGGCCTGACGCGAAGAAGATGTTCACGGACAAGGTCGTCCCGATAAACAGCAACTATCCATTCTACTTCAAGCCGATAATGGACGGTATGGACAGACCGAAGACAGAGCTTTCATACTCAGTACCCGCATCGAAGATCACCAAGAACAACATGCACAAGGTTGACGAGGATGAGCCTGAAGGGCTTAACACAACGATCGACTGGAAGAACACTGACGACAACTCTTATGACGGTGAGAAGCTACTGTTACTGCTTCACGACGAATCTGGCAAGTGGCTAAAGCCAGAGAACATCCTCAACAACTGGAGGGTAACAAAGACATGTCTACGACTCGGTAAGCGGATCATAGGTAAGTGCATGATGGGGTCAACCTGTAACGCACTTGAGAAGGGCGGTAACAACTTCAAGAAGCTTTACTACGACTCTGACACTGAAACAAGGAACAAGAACGGCCAGACAAAGAGCGGCATGTACAAGCTATTCATTCCAATGGAGTGGAACATGGAGGGATTCATTGATGTTTACGGGATGCCAGTTCTCAGAACGCCAAGCGAGAAGATGTACGACAAGTTCGGTGACGAGATAACGCAGGGAGCCATTGACTACTGGGAGAATGAGGTTGAGTCTCTGAAGGGAGACCCTGACGGTCTGAACGAATTTTACAGACAATACCCAAGGACAGAATCACATGCATTCAGGGACGAAAGCAAGCAGTCCCTATTCAACCTGACCAAGATCTATCAGCAGATAGACTACAATGACAGCATGATAACCGAACATCACCTGACCAGAGGTCGATTCCATTGGGAGAACGGAATCAAGGACTCAAGGGTGATATGGACTCCAGACAAGAACGGACGGTTCGTAGTGTCGTGGATACCGCCATCACACCTTCAGAACAGGTACGAGATGAAGAACGGAAGGAAGCACCCTTCGAACGAACATATAGGATCTTTCGGATGTGACTCATACGACATCTCGGGAACGGTAGGCGGTGGCGGGTCGAATGGTGCGCTACACGGCATGACCAAGTTCAACATGGAGGAGGCTCCAAGTAATGAGTTCTTCCTGCAGTACGTTGCAAGACCTCAGACCGCTGAGATATTCTTCGAAGAGGTGCTCATGGCGCTTGTATTTTACGGAATGCCGATACTTGCTGAGAACAACAAGCCAAGACTATTGTATCACCTCAAGAACAGAGGATACAGGGCCTACTCAATGAACAGGCCAGACAAGTCATTCAACAAGCTGTCAAAAACAGAGAAGGAGCTTGGTGGAATACCCAACACAAGCGAGGACGTGAAACAGTCACACGCATCAGCAATTGAGTCGTATATTGAGAAGCATGTCGGGATGGATCTTCAGGGTACATTCAGGGATCCTGACGAAATGGGATCAATGCCGTTCACAAGAACGCTTGAGGATTGGGCTAGGTTTGACATAAGTAACAGGACAAAGTACGATGCATCCATCAGCTCGGGGCTTGCTATAATGGCGAATCAGCGCCACATGTACACACCCAAAAAGGAACAGTCGAAAATAAGCATTAACTTTGCAAGATACGACAACTCTGGCAGAACAAGCCAACTTAACAGATAATGGAGGAAGTTACCGTAAAAGTACCTAATGCAGGATTCCCTGATCAATTCGCGTCTGACGCTGAAAAAGAAACATTAGAGTACGGTCTTAAGATA